CAAGGCTAGGCATGGAAAGAACATTGCCAAGGGTCCGACATCCGCCGCGTATTGGGCAAACAAAGTCAAGTGGGCTGAAGGTGGAGAAGTTGAGCTTGATCTGGGTATGGATGAAAGAGATTTTCAACGAGCAGTTACCAAAGAGACATCAAACCTTGCCGATTACAATAACGATGGTCGGATAGATAGTTTAGATGCACTAGCAGTTGGTTATGATTTAATTGTTCCCACTGATCCAAGAGAAATAGGAAGTAATGCATCTGATGCATTGAAGTTAATGCTACAACAACAATATTTACCAGCTGCTGCTCTTGGTACAGCTGCACTTTTGGGTGGGAGTGAATATGTTCCAATGGGTGGGCCACTATTAAAAGGTATAACAAGACCAATTCGACAAGCGTTAAAAAAATATGATCCAAATATTGTAGAGAATCGGGCCGAAGAAATTATTAAAGGTGTAGGAAGTGGGGATGTTGCACCTAAAGTTCCTGCTACTCCTAAAAGTAAAGATGTAAAGGTAACGGCAAGCGATACGGTAAGTGATACGGTAAGTGATACGGTAAGTGAAGAAGTTCAGGCATTACGAAATCGTTGGATAGATGCAGATGGAGGGTTTACAAAAGAAGCAAGAGATGAAGCAAATCGTAGAGCAGCTAAAAAAATAGACGACACAGAATCAGTACCTTTATCTAAATTTTTAGAAGACAATGTTGATTTAAAAGGTGGAGAAAAAGTTAAGTTGATAGCCACTGAATCTGATAGAAGTGCTACAAGTATTGGAGGAGGTCCTGGATTTAGTAAGATCGGTGCGGAGCTTTCTAAAATGGCAGATGAGGTTGGTTTAAAAATTACAAAATTAGGAACAATTAAACCCAAAGAGGCATTGGAAATATTAGAAAATCCTACTCAACATCCTGTTTGGGGCGTGTTTACACCAGGAGTCGCAAATTCAATAATTAATAGAAATTTAAGAGAAGAATCATTAGGAACCAATGTAATTTGGACAACATTATTGGGTACTGATATTCAACTTTTAAGTAACCCTGTGGTGTTTGATGACATATTAGTAGCCTTTAAAAAAGCTGTAATTGATGGAAAACTTCCTAAAGAGCAAGCAGCAAAAATGAATCATAATTTAAAGTTATTAGGTTTTCCTGACGGGGCTGATGTTAGAGATCCACAACTCTGGGATTTAATTGAAGAAACGGGAACTTTTGTCCAACGTAAAAATATAGGACAAATGGCAGCAGGTAATACTGTTGAATTAGAACCAAAAGTAAAAGAACTAATAGATCAAGGTATATTACCTCCTGCAGTGCCTATGGGCGGTAAAAAATCAGCTATTGTAGACGTTGATGAGATTATTGCAAGAAACACTGAGCCAGGATTAACAGCATCGATTATTGGTGATCAAGGTGGAACAATAGGAAATTATGGTTTTAAGGTAAACGATAATACTTATTTCAATAAATCTATCCACGAAGGGTATCCTCAAATCTTAGAAGGTCGAAGCCTGCCAGGCTCTTTTAAAAGCATTCAAGTTGAAGATGCGTTTCCTGACCTTATGAACACGCAAAAAATAAAATATGATCTTAGGAGTGTGGCTGACCCTTCAAAAAAAACGCCATTCAGTAGAGGCTTTTATGGAATGGCGGCTAAAAGAGGACAGGCACCTATTGAAAATTTTAAATTAGATTTAACAAAAAAACGCGACAGAGATGCTTTAGAAGAGTTAAAAAAAGATCCAGAAAAACTTAAAGAAGCAATAAGACTTCAAGATGAATTTAATAGAGGCGTTGAGACATCAGGAAGAGGCTTACCTTCACAAAATATTACTCAAGCATATGTGGATGAGTTAAAAAAGAAAGGTATGAATAAAGGTGGTACGTTTGATGAATTTGAAGATGAAGAAAGTTCTTCAATAGTAGAAGAAGAAATGGATCGTATTTTTTCTAATACGAGTGCAAACACAGAAGAAATAGAGATTCAAGAAATAGAAACTTCAAAAGAATCTCCATCGATCATTAGGGATTTTATAGACAACATAGAATTTACTGGTGGTGAAGCAAATGCAAAAATAGCCGAAGAAAAATTTATGTTGTGGGATGGAAATAAACTTATTCCAACTACAAAAGATATGGCAAGGGCTGGAATTGAGGGTGGTTTTACCACTACAATTGGAGATAATGTTGTAGTAGATATATCAGGGCTTGGTCTTAAAGGACTTTCAGATTTTAATGATACTACTGTTGAAGGAACGCCAATCACAGGTGGCATTACTTACATTGGTGATGGAGATAATAGACTAAGATTTGAGAGTGTATTAGATCCTAATGAGAGAGAACTTATAAACGCTAATCTGTCTGGGTCATATAATATGGGTGATAATAGACTTAGTGGTAATATTAATTATGACCCTGCTAGTGGAAATATTACAAACATTGTGGGCGAGTTACAGCGTATGTTAAGTGAAAACTCTAGCGGTTATGGTAAAATTGATTATGATCCAATAAACGAAAAGACTTCTGGTAAAGTGGGATATGAATATAGAGTGCCTAACACTGGCTCCAGAATAAATGTAGAGGGTTCAGTAGATCCATACCGTGACAACGAAACAAAAGTAATGGCTAACTTTACTAAAGGATTTAACAGAGGCGGTTCATACGATGCCGATAAAATCAATATGATGGCTGACCAGATATTGGAGACATATAATGTCTGATGAAACAATGATGGACGATGAGCTACAAGGTGAAACTGTAGCTATTCCTAATGAGATTGCTGAAGTTGAAGACACAGACGATGGCGGTGCTATGGTCCGATTGGATGAGATGGAAGCAAGCCAAGAAGATAAACTTGCACATTTTGCAAACATTGTTGAAGAAGTAGATCAGAGTAAACTTAAAACAGCTATCAGTGATTTAGTTGAAAAGATTAGTAGAGACAAAGAGTCACGAGAAAAAAGAGACAAGCAATACGAAGTAGGATTACAGCGCACGGGTCTGGGTGATGATGCACCTGGAGGTGCTCAGTTTACTGGGGCTAATCGTGTTGTGCATCCAATGTTAATTCAGGCGTGTGTAGATTTCTCAGCGCGATTTATGAAAGAAGCGTTTCCATCCACAGGCCCAGTTAAAAGTAAAATTAACGGAATGCAAACGCCAGACAAAGTAGAAAAAGCTAGGCGTAAAACTGAGTTTATGAATTGGCAGACTACTGAGCAAATGCCTGAGTTCCGTTCTGAGTTAGAACAACTGAGCACACAACTACCGTTAGGCGGTGGTCAGTATATGAAATTCATGTGGAACAATGAGCACCGTAGACCAATATCTGAGTTCATTCCAATTGACGATGTGTATCTGCCATTTGCAGCTACTAATTTTTATTCGGCTGAAAGAAAGACCCACGTTCAATACATAACCAAAATGGAATACGGGCAACGTGTAAAGTCGGGTATGTATATTGATGTGGATCTGGGTTATCCGAATGACCCTGAGTACAGTAAAGCTACAATGGCAAATGATAAAATTGAGGGCAAGAGTGAGACAAGCTACAACGAAGACGGTCTTAGAACTTTGTTTGAAGTTTACACTTACATTGAATTTGAAGAGAGTGATGGTTTAGAGCCTTATATTCTTACAATTGACAAGACCACTAACAAGGCGTTGTCACTGTATCGAAACTGGGAACCAGACGATGCAATGAAAAACGAATTGGATTGGATTGTTGAGTTTCCATTTGTTCCTTGGCGTGGTGCCTATCCGATTGGATTAACTCAAATGATCGGTGGTCTAAGTGGTGCAGCAACAGGTGCCTTGAGAGCGTTGATGGACAGTGCTCATATTCAAAACATTCCCACCATGTTAAAATTAAAAGGTGGCCCAAGTGGTCAGACAATCAGTTTGCAACCAACAGAGATTGCTGAGATTGAAGGCGGTGCAATGGTTGATGACATACGCAAAATTGCTATGCCGTTACCGTTCAACGGTCCAAGTCCTACACTGTTTCAATTGTTGGGTTTTTTAGTAGACGCAGGCAAAGGTGTTGTTCAAACATCATTTGAAAAACTGAGTGATACTAATCCGAATATGCCTGTGGGTACAACGATGGCTCTTATTGAACAGGGCATGGTTGTGTTCAGTTCTATACATTCTCGTCTTCATTCTTCTATGAGTAGATGTTTTAAAATTCTACATCGTATCAACAGTGCGTATTTAATTGAAGAAGACATAAAAGCAAATGACGTTGGACTAGAAGTAGAGCCAGCTGATTTTGACGGTCCGTTAGATGTTGTTCCTGTTAGTGACCCTGCAATATTTAGTGAGACACAGAGGTTTGCACAGATCCAAGCAATTATGGAACGTGCTCAAATGATGCCTCAAATGTACGATCCTCGTAAAGTTGAAGAAATGTTTTTACGAGTAATGAAAGTTCCTGACTCTGAGGTGTTGTTAGAGCAACCAGGAACAGAAAACATGGACCCTGTGAGCGAAAATGTAGCTGCAGCTTTGGGTAGACCTATCTATGTTTTACCAGAACAGGACCATTTGGCTCATATGTTGACACATTTGCCGTTTTTAAAGTCACCATTACTGGGTGCAAACCCTGCAATTGTGCCTAATTTTCTGTATCCTATGGCAATTCACCTAAGAGATCATCTTTTAAACTATTATTTGGTTGAAGCACACACGGCTGTTCAACAGGCACAGGCTCAAAACCTCATTCAAGAGGAAGCACAGGACCAAGTTACTGTTATTAACAAGGTTCAACAGTTTATTGAGCAACAATTAGGGAATTTTGGTCAAGAATTGGCACAAATTACGGAAGCGGCGCAACAATTTGCTCCTAAACCTCCAATGCCACAGGATAAATCGCTAGAAATTGCTCAAATGACGCTACAACAGAGAGCACAAGCTGAACAAGCCAAAATTCAACAAGATCAAATGGAACTTCAAGGTAAAATGGAGCTTGAACAAGCTAAAATACAACTTAAAACTCAAGAAATGGCTAATGATGATCAACTTGAAACAGCCAAAATTGCTAATGATGAGGCTGAACGTCAAGAACGTATAGCTCTTGAACAAATGAAACAAGCTAACGAGAACGATAGAAAAGCAGCAGAACTTGCGGCTAGAGAAAGAATGAATACGTCTGATAATGAGACAGCTAAACTACTCGCTGCGGCTGAAATGGCTACGGGTGAGAAAGTTTCGGTGAGTACGGGTACGGGAATAAATCCTAACCCATAACGAATAGTGGTAAAACGTAAACGATGGCTTTTTTACAGAGTAATATTCCGCATTTCAAGTGTTGGGTGCGTAAAGAATACACGTTTAACCATCAACAGTTTCATGGTGAATTTATTCATGCAATGGCAATTGCTGTTACTACATTACCGTGTCGTAGTTTAAGTTTTCAGATGATTTTTACGGGTGCTGAGACATACGACACTGATGAACCTAATGTTCATGGCGGTGCGATGTGGGCAAGAATGCCGATAACAGCATTAGTTGGCGATACGCCATTTGATGAGTGGCCTGTGCCAATGGCAACTCACGATGCACAACCGTGGGATTGTTCTTCAAGAACTCATAGTGTTTATGTATTGGACCGATGTACTCCATGTCCTTGGTTGGCAAAGATTGACGGAGAACTGTATCCAGCAAAATATTACTTCACTGTTGACTACACTGATTCAGAAATAGGAGATGATCCTGCCCAACATAAGCAGTCCCATGTTCTAGAACTTTTGGATGCAGGCCAATGGACAGGTAATATAGTAGCTCTACCTAATAATCGTGTGAGAGTTACGCACCCTGCGTGGTTTGAGTTGGGAGAAGGAGCACCAGAGTTTCGTCCATCACAACATATTCATTACAGTAAATCAGATTTGGACTATACTTTGGATGTAAATCGTGTTTTTGACAATTTATATACGGAGAAAAAAAATGAAAAAAGGAATGAAAAGTAAAGGCTATGCTATGGGTGGCATGAAGTCTAAAGGCTACTCTAAAGGCGGTAAAATGAAATCTAAAGGGTCCGCTAAAGGTGGTAAAATGAAGTCTAAAGTTGCTGCCGTTGGACCATATCAGGGTCAACATCAAGAATATAAAAGAACTGGAAAAGTATGAATATTGAAACCCAACTTTTGAATGCTCTCAAGGTCGAACAGGCAACTTTTACTGAAGCGGCCTTGAAGCATCCACAAGAGCGCGATGCATTTGAGTACGGGCATCGTGTTGGTGTAGTAGCTGGTATTGAGGCTTCTATTAACGTACTTCTAAAACTTCTGGATGAGGAGAAACATGGTGACAAAGGCTTATAAGGATGCAATAGCGGAGGCTTTTCCTGAAACTGATTCGGGGATACAGCCTTTCGGAAGTCGCATTCTGGTTCAAATTAGAACAGCAAAAAGTAAAACAAGTGGTGGAATTATTCTTACAAATGATTCCAAAGATACAGAAAAGTGGAACACTCAAGTTGGTAAAGTT